TGCAAAACAATAGCAGAAGTAATTAACAACTTCAAATTAACCCCTGATTACCTTCAAATCTTCTGTTTTAATGACACACTTGATGGACGTTCTGCTTTAGCATCAAAAGGTAAAGCATCAGGAAGAATATTCAACTATGGGGCTATCGAATATGGTGTCATTTATTCTTTAAACAAATGCATCCAAAATTGGGCAGATCATCACAATTTAGAGTTTGATTTTGAAGCTTTGAAATGGTTAGAGACCAATTCCCCTACAATGACAATTAAAGTTAAATCAGGGGCAATCAAAAAAGATGTATTGGTATATGATTTGCCTTTACTCTTCAATGAATTAAACAAGCTAACTTTTCTTGAAAATAAGAATATCAAACTTCAAGACTTACAAAGACTAGATTCATTTAATCAAGATATTAACATTTTTGATTTTATAAAGAATTGCTTAGGTGATAATCCTTCTTCAATATTATCTGGTTTAATATCTCTTAATCAATCTCATGGCCACCAAACAGTATTAATGATTTTTTTATATCAATTACTCTTTCTGCTTAATGTGGCAGAGTTTAAAGACAGAGGTATATATAATGAATCTTTAATCCTAGACGAATTAAGCTTAAAAAATTATTTAAATAAATATCTAGATGAAGATTTTGAAAATATAGCCAAAGATATTCCAGCTAAGAATATTAATCCTGTAAGATTGAGAATATCTATGAATGAATTGAAATGTGACGCTAAATCTATATCAATTAAAATAGAGTCTGTATTGAATGCTGTGATTGATTTGAGAAACAATTTATCTGAGTCTATAGTATTTCCTTATTTATCTTTATGTTTGGCCAATAACAAAAAATATAAATCAATTCCGTATAATTGATTTTATGATTGATGTGCATTATGTTTATATAAATGAGCTAGTAGAAAAAATAAAATCAGGTCAACAAGAATCGTTACATGAACTTTTTGATTTTTACAAGCCATTAATACTAACATCAATCAAAAGATGTGCCAGCAAAGAAAAAGAATTATATTCTTTTTATGAAGACCTTGTTTCTGAATCTATTTTTGTAATTGAAAAACTTGTAAAAAATTATGATTCAGAGTTAAGCTATTTTTCATATTACTTATCTACTAGAATTGATCACTCTCTTCTCAATCATTTTAAATCAACTTTTATTTCCAAGCACCCAACAACAGATATAGAAATCCCTAATGCTTCTGATTTTTATGATCCTTTTGAAAAAATACAAAATGCTATTGTTATTGAAGAAGCAATTGGTAAATTAAACCCTAAACAGCAAGAAGCAATTAGGCTTTATTTCTTTGATGAAATGGGACAAGATGAAGCTGCAAGGGTTTTGGGAATTACACAAGCTTCATTTTCAAAAAGGTTAAGTAGAGCATTAGATAAATTAAAAGAACATTTATCAGAAAGCTTTGATTATTGATGGAATATTTTTGTCTTTTTTTTTGCATTATATAATTATGTAAAGAACCAAAGCCCCTGATGATTTTCTTCTGGGGCTTAATTTTTTCACTAGGGGAGATTAAGAAGTGTTCGAAAAAAATAATAATGACATGATTTATAACTGGCGCAATGAATTAAAAGCTAACCAAAACGGTGCTTTTTTAGTCGCTGAAAACATTGCATCTAAATTAAAAACTGCAGGACATTCAAAGTCTGATGTAATTGAATTGTTAGCTGCACAAGAATTTGATTTAGAACTTACTAATAGAGTTGCATCAAAATTGTTTGACAATGTTACTTCAGCTCCAAAGCCAACTGTACATGTTGCAGTTGTTCCTACAAAATATGCTGATTGCGCTCCTATTATTGAAAAGAGCCTTGAAAGATTGAGTGCTAGAGAATTTACAAAAAGATTGTGCTCTGGCCCATATGCCATTGTAAAAATTGATGATAAACAATTTGATTCATGGCAAAGACTAGCTGAATTGGCAAAGAACAATTCTTCAGCTAGAACATCCCTTCACGCCGAGCTTAAACCTTGGGTTGAAGAAGCATTATTGAATTCTGTTTTAGTTGCTGGAAAAAATAAAGGTCAGGTAACTGCTTCAGATAATAATAAAGTTTACAAAGTAGCTATGAAGAATACGGAAGCAATTGTTGATCTTGCTAATGGGACTTCCACATCAGACAAATATGTTAAGGGTAATTATTCTACTTTTGGCTTAGCTGATGAGTATATGGTAGCTGCAGCAGATAAAGTTTCTCCTTATGAAAGACTTAAGAGAGCTTTAGACTTTTAATTTTAAATAATACTTTTTTAAACCCGTCGATTTCGACGGGTTTTCTTTTTCTGTACAATTTTAAATAATGTCCACAAATTCTAATAACGATAATGTAGTTAATTCACTAATTTCTCAGGATTCAAAAGATATTTCAAATGATTCATCTTTGAAATTATTTAAAGAAATTAAACCAGATGATTTACCTTTAATTCCTTTACCACCTGATAACTGTAGTGATATGAACTATCCTCAATTTATTGAGGTAAGATGTTCAATTTGCAGTTCTCATTTAAGAGATTTAGCTGAACATGTTTATCTTGAAAGTGGTAAAAAGCCTCAATCTGTAATTAAGTTTTTTGAGAAGTATTACGGTGCAAAGCTGAACTGGATGCAAGTTCAGACTCACATGGAAACTCACTGTGACTTTAAAAAATTAATAACTTCTGGACTTAAAAGCTATGAACAAAGAGAAGATTTAATTGCTCCTTGGATGTTCAGAGAAAGTCAGTTAGCACTTACTGCTCTTATGGTAGAGCTTGATGATGTAAGAGGAATTGATTGTAGTAAAAATAATGATTTAAAATTAAAACGTGCTGCAATGGTTGAAAAGCTTATCAGTAAAATTCTTGACATCAAAGAAAAGAGAGACAATCAATCATCATATGCATTTAACATATTTGAAATCCTTATGGACTTGCACGATAGATTTGACAGCGAGCATGACAAGAGATTGATTCGTGATCAATTGAAAAAGCTCAGAGAAAAACTAACAGATAATCAATGAGAAAGAACGCATCTAAAGCTAATTTATCAGCTGCAGAATTAAAACAACAACTTATCCAGCAAGCAAATCAAGCAACAGAAAAGTTTAAAGACTCTGAATATGCTGAAGAGTTTGCAGATTCAATAACTCCTAGTGTAAGAAGTGAAGTAGCTCCTCCTTTAAAACCAGAAAGGTCAAGATTTAACCCTGACCAAGTTGTTGATATAGTTACTTTTATTGAACACCCTTATTTTTGTAACTTAAAACCTTATCCATTACAAAGACTTATTCTTAAATGTTTTTATATGGGTCAAGAAGGCAACACTAATTTAGAAATACAAGACATTCCAGAAGAAGAGAGAATTGGATGCAAGGGATGTATTTGGGAGTTCGTAAAGAAAAGTGAAATAGAGTCAGTTCAAAAAAGAAAAGAAAATAGACCTTTTAAAGCTTCATTTACAGTAACTAATTCTCCATGTTTGACTTGTTCAAGAATGGACTCTGAAATTATAGAAGATAGATATCAATCCTCTAAAGAAGATGCTACAAACCCAGATGCAGAAAAGAAAATTATTCAATTAGAAGAAAGACCTTTAATTGATAACTTCCAAACAGAAAAGGATTTATTTTACTCCGAAGAATTTGACCCAAAATTACGCATGCAGATTCTTCACAAATGCAACAGCAGATTTAAATTTGAAGAACTTGTTTTAGTACTTGGTAGACGTTCTGGCAAGTCGTTCCTAGTGTCTGCAATTGCTCTTTATGAGTTATATCGTCTAATTTCCATGGGACATCCTCAAGCAAGATATGGTTTGATGGAGTTTGACCAAATAGTTCTTCTTAATGTTGCTCGAAATGAGGAGCAAGCAAAGAATGCTATCTTTGCTAAATTAAAGCAAACGGTATTGGCCTCTCCTTTCTTTGAACCATATATTGGAAAAGACACTGAACTTGAAATGCGGTTTTTTACTGAGCATGACAGAAAAGAAAATGAAAGGAGAGAGGATTTAGGTCTCAATTTATTTTCTGGTAGTTTAGTTTTAAGGTGTGGTTCAAGTAGTGCTTCAGGCCTGGTTGGTTTAACTTGTTGGTGTATTATCATGGACGAAATTGCAGCTATGGCTGGTGATTCTCCTGATAGCGGATTGGATTATGCATTATATAATGATTTGAAGCCATCTTTAGCTACATTCGGTAAAGATGGAAAAATGATGATGCTTTCCAACCCTAAAGGGCCAATTGGGTTGCTTTATGATTTGCATGAAAACCGACTAGATGACCCAACAACTTTAGTAATGAGAGGCCCAACGTGGTTAGTCAATCCTAATATTGATAAAGACTTTTTAGAATCTGAGAAAAAGAAAAACCCAACAGAATACCAAATGCAATACGGGGCTGAGTTTGGAGCATCATCATCAGACCCAATGTTCCCTGAAGATGCTGTGAGTAGGTTTTTCTCATCAGTTTCAATGGTGCCTAGAAGAGAACATGGAGATAGAATGGTGGAATATTTCTGCCATTTAGATCCTGCAAGAACTTCAGACTACTATGCATTAGCAGTTGGACATCATGAATTGATGTATGGAAAGTTTGGTACTGATGGAAAACCATTAAGAAGAATTATCATTGACCACATTCATTTCTGGGCTCCTATTACAAAAAATCAACCTATTCAAGAAAAATCAGTGGAAGATTATGTTTTGGATTTACATAGAAAATTCAGATTTAGACAAGTAAGTATTGATCAATGGAACTCACAATCTTCTGTTATAAAATTGAGGTCTTTAGGTGTTCCAATTATAGAAAAACAGTTTAACAAAAACTATAAAGAATCAATTTACACAGAGCTTTCACTTTTGTTGAGAGAAGATAGAATTGACATTTACGATATCTCAGGTGGAACATTCAAAGACCAAAATGGAAGAGAATTCCCACTAAATGAAATCCAAGAAGCAAAAATACAGTTTCAATTTTTACAAAAGAAATGGAAAGGTAAAAGATTTGTTATCGAAGCTATGACTGGATATAAAGATGATCTTTGTGATGCCATAGCTGCTGTTGCTTATGAAACATTATTTAACAAAATTGCAGACATTCTTCCTCGCTCAAGGACGATAAACCTTGGCGGAAGAATAAAATAAATATTGCCTATATTTTGAGGTTAAAGTTTTATGTCATCCAATAAGAAAAATATAAGAACAGCTGCTGGATTTGGTGGTGTTGGTGGAGCAGGTTCAGCACCATATTCTCCAGGTGGAAGTCCAATTGCGAAGGGCGGACAAGTTCCTGGTGCTTATAATCAATGGATAGAAGATAAAAGCTTTGAATCCATTTTAGCCCGTACTCACAATCCATTACCAGATGACCCAGAAAGGAACTTTGAAAAAAGATTGGTTCCAATGCATGTCTATAAAGAAGATAACATTATAGGCGATCTTGATGTATTAGATCCTGCTGAAAGAGAAAGATTAAAATTCAGAGCTCACTTGAGAAAATTTAAATCAGACCTTGAAAATGAAGCACAAAACATTATGTTTAATGATTACAGTGCAAGTAATATGAAAAACTATATGGACAAGCCTAAATCATTTCAATCAATGGAAGAATCTTTATCAAAAAGAAGAAAATACGAAGATTATAAAGAGACATCAATTGTTGATGACTTAGCTGCAGAGCAAATAAAACCTGAAAGATATCACCCTGTTTTATCTGATTCTAAAAATATTAAAAAAGCATTCAAAGATTATCCATCAAACAACAGAAGTCATGTCACTGAAGAAGGTGGAAATGACAACCCTTTTTATGAAGCTCAATTTCAAACACCATCTTTGGGAAAAGAATTACCTTTTGAAGGAGCTGATATATCTGGTTATGCAAAGGGATTAAGAACTGTAGCAACTCCTGATGAAGATGGATTTAGAGAGTTTGGAGATCTTGTCACTGATATGCCTTATCCTGATACGTTACCTAATTTTTCTGGTTACAATGCTGCTGACCATTATGATATTGACGAGGATCCATACATTCCTCTTGAGCAAAAACTTCATCCTACTAGAAATCCTCTGACTCGAGAAGAAAATACTGAAAAGGGTAGTTTTGATGATGAGCCTTTGATGCAAGGTCAAGGAAATTATCCAAGAGTGCCTGCCGCAAGTGTGTAAAATAATAGTATGAAATATGATTACATTGTAGTTGGAGCCGGATTATTCGGCTCCATTTTTGCATATGAAGCTAATAAGGCAGGAAAGAAAGTTTTAGTTTTAGAGAAAAGATCTCATATTGGTGGAAATTGCTATACAGAACCCTATGAAGATTATCATATTCACAAATACGGGCCTCATGTTTTTCACACATCAAATAAAAAAGTTTGGGATTATATAAATCGATTCTCTGATTTTAATAATTTTACTTTAAGATGCAAGGCAAACGTTAAAGGAAAGATATACTCTCTTCCTATTAATTTGATGACTATTTATCAAATATGGCCTGAAGTAAATACCCCTGAGTTTGCTAAAATTAAGATTGCTAACGAAATTGTTTTGAATAATAATCCCCAAAACTTTGAAGAATATTGCCTTTCTAAAGTTGGAAAAACATTATATGAAATGTTCTTTTATGGATATACAAAAAAACAATGGGGTAAAGAACCAAAAGACCTACCAGCATCATTGGCCAAAAGACTTCCAATTAGATTTGATATGAATGATAGATATTATCCAGACCATGATATTTACGAAGGTGTGCCAGTAAATGGATATACAGCTATTTTTGAAAAAATGCTTGAAGGTATTGAAATATTTTATGATACAGATTTTCTTAAAGATAAAGAATTTTGGGAATCAGAATCTCACAAAATTGTCTATTCTGGTCAAATTGATAGTTATTTCAATTATTGCTTTGGTGATTTAGAATATCGCTCTTTATCGCACAAAGATTATCAGATGGGTGTGGATTTTCAAGGAACAGCTCAAATTAATTATCCACAACAAAATATTCCTTGGACAAGAATTATTCAACATAGGCATTTTGGTTTAGGTAAATCTAAAAAAGAATGGGTCACTTTTGAGCAACCAGAAGATTATCAAAGAGGCAAAGAGCCATTTTATCCAATTAATGATGAACGAAATAATGATCTTTATAAATTATATAAAAATCTTGCTAATGAAAAGCCGAATCTTATAATTGGTGGGCGCTTAGGCAACTACAAATATTACGATATGGACATGACAATTGCTAACGCTCTTAGCACTGTAGAAAAAGAATTAG